TGAGAGATTTTAGCGTATATGGGAGGAAGTCACAACCTGTGGTTCGCACAGGCGGATTGAGGCCCCGGGCGGCCCGCCGTTAGGCGCTTCTGTTGAACGTGTCACGAAAGTAACCCAGACCCCTGCCAGGATCAAGTTTAGGGATAGAAAAGATTCGGAATTCTGCGAGACTAAATAACCAAACCGAACATGCCGCGGGGCGGACATGCCAGCCGTGGACAATCATGGACATCCAGTCAAGGGCTACAAATGGGCCTGTATTTTACGTGCATCGTCGTTTAAGTGTGGGGCCCCTGGCGCTCGTAAGCGTTACTCACCGTCACACCCCCGACTAGCTAAAACCCATGGTTCGCTTAATGACCTTCACGACAGTACCGTCAGAACGTATCCTCGGGTAGCATCTGATCCATGATCGGTTATAGAGCCGGGCACCGGCCTTTCTAACACGAACAACAAACTAAACTGGTGGTGGACGTCACTCCACTCTCGGCCAACCAAAGCCGGTCTAACCATACCTGTGTACCTTACAACGCCATCAAACCCTTGAGACCTTGCTTCTTGAGAAAGGGCAAGAGGTGCTTCTTGGCGGAACTAACTGCAAGGCCTTTGATTTCCTTGGTAAACCCTTCTTTCCCGTTGCTCGTGCCATCATGCGCAGTGTGCACCGCGTTAACAGCTTGAAGCAATTGGGGGTTATACACCGGTTGAGGCAACGCATACATCGTAAGAGGATCGTCGTCATCTACGATGTACTCGGTGTTCATAAACAATTCGAACGCCAGAATGGCCGAACTAGCTGTGGAACCGAGGACCATGATGCCAATGCCCTCGAAAGAGCTTTGGACCACATCCGTGTTTACGGTAGCAGCAAAGTCGACCCATTCCGCTCTATCATTCCCCGTCGGATGGGAATTAATAGTCCACTCGCCCCCGTGCTTCAAGGGATGAGTCTCGAAGACAGGGTACAGAGAAGGAGCAGCGGTGTAGACACCGCTGGGAACGACTCGATTCGTTTTGATTAAGTTGATTGAACCGGTTGAGTTAGTAGCGCTTTGGGTATTGACAAAGCGTACTCCCCATGTGATGATCCTGGCATTCTTCTGCAGTTTAGTGGAATTAGTAGCCGTCGCCGTGAAGGCAGCGGCCATCGTAAAATCACTTCCTGCCACTGAGGTGGAAGATAGCTGGGACCATTTAGGGGAAGCTTGGAAGAACATGCAAGCCGAACCTGAGGCGTTCGTCGAAACGGTGCCAAGGACACGGATGGCCTCGGTTACGGTGCGACTAGACCCCAGATCGGGCAAGCGTACTCCTCTGGCGGCGGACGAGAATGGATCCACCAAACCCACAATGGAATTAGTGTGTCCGGCGGTCAACTCGTCGTTGTCCAGGTATGCGGAGGTCGCCCCTCCGCCAGCCCTCTGATTTCTGACCGTGGTGGTCATGGACCCTCGATTGGCAGTCGAGGGTCGGCGTCCACTATTCTTACTCTTGGTAGACATAGTTTGCCTACAGGGGTGTGATATCAGCCGTGGACTGTGCACACGTCCACGTTGATGTTTCCCACTCGTTGCCCCAAACCGAAAGGGATGAACTGTCGAAGGTCCAGCGGCGAAGCTTTTCTTCTAGGAACATCTGATCAGCAGGAGAGACACCGAATGATTTGTGGAAACTCTCGCGAGCGCAAGGGAGGATTGGTTGGGGGGTTGTCTTTCGATAATCCTTGATCCCAATAGCTTTCGCGTCGCGTGCGGCGCGATACCTCAATCCTGTCGGAGCGTGCGACAGAAAATCACGAACCCCTTTAGAGTTGCGAATAAGGGCGAGTGCGTATTCCTGTAGTATAGGAACCCCTAGCCCAAGCACCAACTCGCACACACCAATTGCGTGAATGGCTCGGGTTCGGTAACTGGCGTTAGTCCAATTCCGCACTCCGGAGGTTGCCTTGCTCATGACCACTCTATAGTCTCGAACAAACTTGTATTGCCCAGGGAAGTACTCGACAACCCTACTTTGGCAAAAGTCAACCTCATGGATATCATGTACCACATCCATCTTCATCTCCATGCCGAAGCCCTCGAAGGAGCACGAGAGCCTCGCCTGGAAAATGGGTAAATCCTCAAGCTCAATGATAACGATGCAATCGTCACCATCATCAATACAGTCCCACTTGGAAAGAGCGAGAACAAAGACACAATAGGCATAGACGAGTATCAACATGATGACACAATTACCGCAAGCAGTATTCATATCACCACTCATTCGTCTTCCCTTGGTTTTGTATTTGATGCCTAGAGTAGTATACACCTTGTTATGCAACTGCAACTTCAAGAGCTCAGCAAAGCGAGGCGAGGGGTTGGCACAACGGTAGACGGAGTGCTCGGCCCCAAGCAGGCCAGTGCCTACATGCTTATCGAAGCGTGACCCGTCCAGGATGATGAAGACTGGTCGGCGGAAGTTAGAGGCTTTAGACACGAGGAGCTGTGCTCGACCCATGGCGTTTAGACCCTTAACGATATTCCGACTCTTGTCAACACCGCTGCTGGCGGATGAAAACAGGTATAATTGCTCCTCAATCGGTCGAAGGTACTGTGCAAGTTCAACACAGTATTTCGAACCACGGTATTGGATGGCTCGCGGATCGGGATTTCTCTTAGTGAAAGGGTTGAATTTCTCACTCTTGACGAACATCCTGACAAACGAGTCGGCTGGGAAGCTCCCAAACATCTGTAGCTCTACGGCGGCATCGTGATACTTACGTGCTTTCGCACCGGTATTACGCTCCGCCAAAGCGAACAAATCATCCTCGACCGTGGGGCTTAAGGTAGCGGCTATTCGAGAAGCCGCTCGTCTCACCAAAACCATACCTTCCTCGGTAGGTTTCACCACCACGCCGATCACTCGGTTGCGGATGGACTGCACCTGGTTATGGATGCAATCGTGGTGGATTGTGTACTGGCAAACCCCGTCTGTCTCGGGGATAGCGACACGTACAAGCTGTCGCTTATGTTCGTCGCGCGTGGAGACAGGGATGCGCACGATCTCACAACCCACGTCAACGGGTTGCAGTTTCGCGTGATCCCCACAACAGATGCCT